GCTCACTAGAAAGTGGGTCTGTAAAACTTACGGGTTAAAAGACGCAGATTTAGAATTATTAATTTATTTAGATTGTAAAGGAAGATTTACACGAAACGATTTTATCAACGGAGTTTATACATACTCGTGGGATAAAGCAAGATGGGAGAGATTAAAAAGAGAAGGTTGGATCGATGTATGGAGACACAGAAATAGAACCACTATAAAATACTCCGTATTTAAAACCTCATGGAAATGCTCTCAAATGATTAGTAGGATATATCGTATCCTATTAGGTGAGGAAGACTTACCCACTTCAGAGCGAAGTGTATTTTATAAGAATAAATCATATACAGATAAAGTTTACAATAAAGCTATAGATGATATGATAAAAGATAAAGATAGATAATGGGATTTAAAATGGGTGCAAGTAGAAGTAACTATGCTGTTGGTGGTGAGATCAAAACAAAAATGCGTTTTGGTCAAGAAGCTGGCGGTGATGCTTCTGTACCTGGTGTACCTGTTGTAAGAAAACCATTAGATGAAGGGATACTTGGTGAAGCTAATATGGATGGTAGTATATATATTAGTGATAAAATAATACCTGGTAGCAAAGAAGAAAGACAAGTGATAAACCACGAAATGCGACATGCTACAGATATGAAACTTGGTAAACTTGCTTATACTGATGATAGCGTAACATATAACGGTCAAGTATACCCAAGAAAAACTATAAATGGCAAAGACATGATAATTGTAGATGGTGTTGCAAAAGAAGCGGGTAGCGAGGGCTTTCCTTGGGAAAAAGAAGCTAATAACGGAAACGATAACGGAACAATATAATATGTGGAGCTTATTTAAAGATAAAAACGAAATAAACGAAAAAAACGTAGTTGGGTTTGCATCATTTGTAGTTATGGTATTGTTTGCTATAGCAGATCTTGCAACTAGTTTTATATTCGTAGATGGAGAGCTAGTAATTAACGAAGTAATATATAATTCATTCGTGTGGGTAACACTTGGATGTTTTGGTATTAGTTCGTTTGAAAAAGTAAAAACAAAATAATATGTTAGGTAAACTATTTTCCGGTGGAGCAGCAGAGCTAGTAAAAGGTGTAGGAGGAGTGATAGATAACTTACATACATCTGCTGAAGAAAAACTAGAAGCAGAAAGAAAAATAAAAGAATTAATTGCCAACTATGAGGTAGAGATGGAAAAAAACATCACAAGCAGGTGGGAGGCAGATTTAAAATCAGATTCGTGGCTAAGTAAAAATGTTAGGCCATTAGTAATGATATTTTTAATAGTATGCACCATGCTATTAATATTTATAGATGCGGGTGCATTAAAATTTGAAGTAAAATCATCATGGGTTGATTTACTTCAATTAGTATTAATAACGGTGATCGGCGCCTATTTTGGCGGACGATCATTTGAAAAAGTAAAAAAATAAAATTATGAGTAGATTAGTAAAAACATTTAGACCAGATATAATTAATGGAGACGTATCAACAGTTATAGCGTCTAACAAGACTGATGCACCATTTCAAACTGGTGATCTGCTATTTGATTGGCACCCGATAGATATACCCACTAGAGCAAATGCTGTAGTAGATGGTATTATGTTTTCGTATGGCGAAGACGGTGCCGCTCCAGTTGCTGGAGACATTGTATTGCTTATAGCAAAAAGTAACAATGGTGTAGCGCCAACAACTTTAGGTGCTGTAAATACTCTACCGGCGGGTGGTGCTTGCCCAGAATTACCAGATGTTTTAATGAATATGTTGAAGTTTGAAGGATCATCAAATTTGCAAGGTAAAATAGAACTAGCAAATTATGGTGGCGCGTTTTACAGCTTAAGTGGACAACATGCAAGCCAGCGAGATGGTGTTTGGAGAATAGAGCCTGAAGTTAACAACTTTGGTGGTGTATCAACGGAAAATAGAATATATGTAGCTGGTATTGCTGGTGGTGCACTTGATTTTTCGACTGGAGTTTTAGTAGATGGCGCTATAACAAGTGACTCTGCTACAGATATAACTGTAAAAACAGTAGATCCAAGAAGGTCATTTAGAGTGGGAGATACTGTTTATTTACATGACGTTGACACAGCCTTAGGAACAATTGCATCTATGGACGGCACGAGTGTAATATTGAACGCAGCGATTGCTGGTGGTACAGATTTAGCTGACGAAGACGAGCTTGTAAACGCAAAACCGTTAACTATAACATTATACTTTGACGATATATAAAACAAATTAAATTAACTTAAATTAAATAAAATGGCAAAAACAAAAGAAAAAATAGTAGACTTAAAACCTAAAGCAGAAAAAATTACTGCAGAACAACTAGAAAAAGTTCAAAAACTTATTAATGATATAAACAAATCTCAAATAGAGATAGGGCAAGTAGAAACTAGAAAACACGCGTTACTACACCATATATCTGCTTTACAAGAAGGCGTTGGAGAGTTAAGAAAAGAATTTGAAAAAGATTATGGGACTTCTGATATTAACATTCAAGATGGTATTATAAATTATCCAAAAGAAAATGGCGAAGTTAATAAGGAAGATTAGTATTGGTAAAGACTATAAGAACGACGCTATGCATTACGCCGTTGGTCAAGAAGTTTATGGTGGACATACTATTTGCGATATTATAGAAGAAGACGATAAGTTTTCTATATATATTAAAAAGAAAAAAGATGTATTACCTTGGAAAGACTTTAATAAGAACATGGCTGTATCTGTAGAATATAATCTAGAATACTAGTGAAAAGCGTTTACAACTTTGTTGTAACACCAAAAGGAAATAGATATAATAACACTAAAAAAGTTGGGGACTCAGAGTTGATAGTTAATACTGAGATCTTTAATCATCAATATGTAAATAGAAAAGCTGTTGTTATATCAACACCTATAGTTGGTATTACAGATATAAAAGCTGGTGATACAGTTATAGTGCACCACAACGTATTTCGTAGGTGGCACGATGTAAAAGGTATAGAAAAAAATAGTAGAAGTTACTTTGATGAATCTACTTATTTTATAAACCACGATCAAATTTTTTTATATAAAAGAAATGATAAGTGGATAGCTCCAAAAGGTTATTGCTTTGTAAAACCTTTGAAAGCTGTAGATCAATTTAATATTGAATCTGAAAAACCATTACAAGGTATTGTTAAATATTCAGACGGTACAGTAAAGGTTAATGAACTTATTGGTTTTACGCCAAATAGTGAATATGAGTTTATAGTAGACGGTGAAAGACTATATAGAGTTTTATCTAATTTTATTACAATTAAATATGAATATCAAGGAAACGAAGAAGAATATAATCCAAGCTGGGCAAAGAGCGGTTGATGAATTAATCAAAGTTGCCAAAGAACCCATTGTAGATTCTGATGATGATATATCAGCTGATAGACTTAAAAACGCCGCGGCTACTAAAAAACTAGCTATATTTGACGCATTTGAAATACTTAACAGAATCCAAGAAGAAGAAAACTTGCTTGAGGGAAAAACACCTGAAAAGACAGAGAAAAAAGCTTTTAAAGGATTCGCAGAAGGCAGATCTAAGTAATGTACGAGCAAAGTTTAGTTAAAATAATAGAACCTATTAAACGCACGACTATTAGTCGGCTTAACAAATCTAAAAAATGGAAATATGGATACAATAAAGAACATGATGTTATCGTTATATCTAAAACTGGTAAAATTGGCGAAATACTTGAGATCCAAGGTTTGCGAATTGCGCTGCCAAGAGTGCCAGGGCAAGTGCATGAACATAAGCTAGACAAATGGGTTAGGTTTAAACAACCTAAAGAATTATCTAGATTAAAAAATATATTTGACTGGAGGGCGTATCCAGAAGAGCAAAAAGAACAGTGGTACGAATATATAGACAAAGAGTTTAAAAGAAGAGACGAAGGTTTTTGGTTTATGAACAATGGTAAACCAACCTATATAGTAGGTACACATTACATGTATTTACAATGGAGTAAAATAGATGTAGGTGCTCCAGACTTTAGAGAAGCAAATAGATTGTTTTTTATATTTTGGGAGGCCTGTAAAGCTGACAAAAGATGCTATGGCATGTGTTACCTAAAAAACAGAAGATCAGGATTTTCGTTCATGTCATCTGCTGAAACAGTTAATTTAGCCACTATATCAAGTGATAGTAGATATGGTATACTATCTAAAACAGGCGCTGATGCTAAAAAAATGTTTACAGACAAAGTAGTACCTATTAGTATTAACTATCCTTTTTTCTTTAAACCAATACAAGACGGTATGGACCGTCCTAAAACAGAATTAGCATATAGGGTACCAGCTAGTAAATTTACAAGAAAAAAAATTACAGCTAACGAGCAAATTGAAGATATACAAGGTTTAGATACAACTATAGACTGGAAAAATACTGGAGATAATAGTTATGATGGTGAAAAACTAAATTTACTAGTACATGATGAAAGCGGTAAATGGGAAAGGCCTGATAATATATTAAATAACTGGAGGGTTACAAAAACATGTTTAAGGTTAGGTAGTAGGATTATAGGTAAATGTATGATGGGTTCAACAAGTAACTCTTTAGATAAAGGTGGTAGTAATTTTAAAAAATTATATGATGCATCAGATGTCACTAAGCGAAATAGAAATGGTCAAACAAAATCTGGTTTATACTCTTTGTTTATCCCAATGGAATGGAACTACGAAGGATTTATTAACGAGTTCGGAGTTCCAGTATTCACTACTCCTGACAGCGATGTGTTTGCCCCAGACGGTGAACTAATAGACGTAGGCGTAATAGATAATTGGCAAAATGAAGTAGATGGTTTAAAAGATGATCAAGATGCTTTAAACGAGTTTTACCGCCAATTTCCTAGGACAGAAGAACACGCGTTTAGAGATGAAACAAAAAACAGTATATTTAATTTAACAAAAATATACGAGCAAATAGATTATAATGAAGAAATGTCTAGAACTCTTGGTATTACAACTGGTAACTTTCAGTGGGTAAATGGAGTTAAAGATTCTCAAGTTATATTTTATCCAGATGTAAAAGGTAGATTTAAAGTTAGTTGGGTTCCAAAGTCTGGATTACAAAATAGAGTGGTACTTAAAAACGGAGTGAAATATCCTGGTAATGAACACATGGGAGCATTTGGTTGTGACTCTTATGATATATCAGGAACTGTAGATGGAGAAGGTTCTAAAGGAGCATTACACGGCTTAACCAGGTTTAGTATGGAGGACGCTCCTGCGAATAGCTTTTTTTTAGAATACTTATCAAGACCACCTACAGCTGAAATATTCTTTGAAGATGTATTAATGGC